GGCTGAAGAACGTGTCTGTGAAAACCACGACTAAGCTCAGTCAATGCGCCAGAAGAACCTTCTTCCATGATCTTCGTAGCCTTGCGAACTTGTATGTTGTAAGAACCTATGACCTCAATTTTGTCGTATTCGTCTACTTTTGTTATGTCACCGTTTGCCATATTTTATCTCCTTGTATGGACTGTCTGTCTGTAGAATCCACTACAGATAAATTTTTATACTACCTCAAAAGTACCCGAAAATATTATATCTCCATCGTCACTAAATTCAGCAGCAGTCATGTCTGAAACACCTGCCGCAGAGTTCCAAATTCTAAGTTCAATTGCAGTTGTATTTGGCCCCGGAGTTCCTGTAATGGTTTCACTTGCGGTTATATTTAAACCATTTGCCCAACCGATAGTAGTTGCTGGGTAAGCACCATCATTTATAACAGTGAAAGGTAAACCACCTATTCTGGGAGCGCCACTTACAGAACCTAAACCATTTATTTTTAATCTTCCTTGATAGTGAAGAATACTTCCAACTCTTACATACCGCCCTTGTTGACTAGCATAAGCTGTGGGTTGAGTAGTGCTACTTCCAGAAAACATCACTGGGGTCCAATTACCTTCTTCATAATGGCTCAATAATTCATTCGTGGCCCCTGCATCAGTGGCAGAAGTAGCTGTCTGTGCAGCAAAATTAATGCCGTGACCTGATGCAACTGTGATGTTTCCGTCTGTAAGTATGAGGCCGTTGCCAACAGTTAATTCCCCGCCAGAAGTCATTTTAGAAATTAAGTTATTTCCGTTATCTCGTACTTGCAAATAGTCGGTGCTGGTAGCAGCCTCTTTTCGGATAGTTATATTTGCGTAGCTGCTGTCTGTTGATGAAAGATAAACAGCTTTTACTTTACTCTGTAATGCATATGTTGTTTGTCCTGCCACGCCTATCGTTACACTGCCATCAATTACAGCGTTGCTTGAGAGATCCATAGTTGCCGCATTTAATGCACCACTTAGGGTAATATTAGTAGCACCCGTAACCGCACCATTAAGAGCAACAGCACCGTTAATATCAACAGTCGTAGCAGCAATCTGTATCTCAGTGTCTGCAACAATATCTAACTGACCATCTGCTGATGAGTTGAGATAGATAGCTGCATCTCTAAACTCTATCTTGCCAGCGCCTGATGTACGGTTACCTACAGCAAGTATCTCAGCCAGAGTATCTACTGTGTCTACCTGTGCGTCCACATATGCTTTGATCGATTGCTGGGTGGCAAGTTTAGTCGCAGAGTTGGATGCTAGATTATCTTCGTCTAGAATATCGGTAATCGTTACAGCGCCTGTACCAGAAAGACTGTTAAATTCGAGTGTAGCTACATCTGTAGTACCCCCCACAGTCATATCGCCAAGGATATTACCTGTAGTGGTGCTTAGGGCTACTGCTTTGGTTCCGATATATCCAGCCATGTTAGCTTTGCTCCATTATAGACAGAATAACGTCTGTCGCTCCACTGCCTGTGACTTTAATTTCGTCTGTGGCCTCTAGGATTACTTTGCCATCAACCACACTGAGCGAAGAGCCAGAGGGAATGGCTGCACCAGTGATTAGCTCGACTGCCTGATTGGCTTCGTTGTTGGCCCCAGAGCGGTTACCTGTGTTGGAATTGAGGGTAACCGTGCCAGTGATTTGTGCGTTAGTTGTGTTGCCTAAGACTAATCCTAAGACGATTGTAGTTATGCCTGACCCAGCCGTGTAGATAACGTCTTCACTCGTTACTCCCGCTTTGGTAACTACCTTAAAAATATTTGCCATTTGATTTCCTTACTAAGAAAGAGCAATTGCTAGTGCAGTTGCCTCGTCAGTTGTGGTTACAGTGCCTGTCACGGCGGGAAGGGTGAGGGTTACGTCAGCAGTACTCGCTGGACCAATTAGAGTGAGCTTGTTAGAGCCTATATTTGATGGTTCAAAGAACTCTAAGTAACCTGCTGATGTAGTACCGTTCTTGAGCAAAATACCTGTGTTAGCGGTTGCTGTAGTCAGGATTGGGGTGGTCAAAGTCTTGTTGGTCAAAGTAGCAGTTGTACCCGAAACATATGTATCAAAGTCTGATACAAGAGCCTGCTTCATCACATCCGCATCACTGATTACTACACCATCCGTAGCGACTAGAGTCACTGTGGCTTGGGTGGTAGCAGACCCGTCTAGAATATTTAATTCGGCTGTGGTCAGTGTAGCATCGTCTAGGATGTTTAGTTCTGCGCCTGTAGCTGTGAGGCCAGTAACATTATTGGCTGTGCCGTTAACTGAATTTACATATGCTCGTACTGATTGTTGTGTTGGAATCAGAGTGGCTGAGTTACTTGCCATATCGTCTTCATCAACAAAGGCTGTAACCGTAATCGTGCCGTCAGACAATGAACCGTAGGTTACTGTGCCAGTGGTTGTAATTGCAGACGATCCGTTGTCGATTGCCCCAAAGCCGCTGGTAATAGAACCCGCATTCAAAGCGCCGACTGTAGTGACATTTGCCAGAGTATCTAGGCTGGTTTCCATGTACGTCTCAAAGTCGCTTAATGCGACCTGCTTCATGGTTCCAGCATCGTTCACAACTACACGATCAGCATCTGTAAGCGTTGTGCTTACAGCCGATTTATCACCGTCCATTATGGATAATTCTTCTGGTGTAGCTGAAACTGCTGTATTACTTGCAGCCGCTAGTACTGGAAGTGTACCAGATTGGTTAGGCAGGTTAATTGTTCTGTCTGCTGTAGGATCAACTATTGTAAGCGTAGTCTCATGGTCATCAGCAGTAGCACCCTCAAAGACTACTGCATTAGCAGCATTCATGGTAACTGTGTCTACAACAGTCTGTGTTCCATTTACGGTCAGGTTACCTGCGACAGTAAGGTTATCACCGATTGTAACTTCACTGGTGGTATGCCCGATTGTAACTGCAATGCCAGAATTCTCTGTAGCAACTTTAAGGATGCCTGTACCATTTGTGACGTATCCGTTGGAGCCATCGTGATACACAAGCATATCATCGTCTGTACCTAGCTTAATCTGCCCAGCATCAGTCATATCTACATGGGTGGCAGGGGATAGGATGCCAGCTACTGCAAGAGTGCTGTCCAGCGTAGCGGCTCCAGTAACGTCTACAGTCCCAGCGAAATCTACATTAGCCCCTGAGAAGGTTGCAGCGGTTGTAGTACCTGACTTGATGATAAGGTTGCCGCCAGTATTGGTTAATGAACCAAAGGTTGCAGTATCAGCCTGTAGGAATATATCTCCACCCTTGGCGTTTAAGAGTATGTCACCCTCAACGTCTACGGTCAGGTCACCTGAAGAGAGATCGATCTCTGTGCCATCGATAGTGATGTTGTCTACTATAACTCCAGCGTTAGCAGTAACGGCTCCAGTAACACCTAGTGTACCACCCACCGTAGCATTACCTGTAACTCCAAACGTACCACCAACTGTTGTATTCCCAGTGACGCCTAGAGTGCCTGCAGCCGTGGCATTACCTGTAACCGCCAGCGTTCCAGCTATGGCTGTATTTCCAGTGCCGTCTGCAACCGTAAACTTGTTTGAGTCCATAGTTAAACCGCCATTTAAAGCGGTTACACCAGTTACTGTAAGTGTGGAGTTTAATGCAGTTCCTGCAGTAGTAGTTAAAGTTCCACCTATAGTTACGTTTCCAGCGGCTGCAATGCCACCTGAAAGGAATAGGTCTTGGAAGCGGGTGTTTGTATCACCAAGGTCTACGGAGTCTGTTGATACGGGTAAGATAGCATTTAGAGAAGTAACCTGCACTAACTCTCGCCATACTGCAGCACCAGAGTTGTTTCCTACACATATGTATATACGTCCAGTGCTGGTATTTTCCCATATAGAACCCGGAGCATAGCCATCTGCACTGTCATCCCCTACACCCGGAACAGACGTAGCTGTAGTATTATTTTTACCAGCTACACCGCCGTTAGCAACGGGTAGATAGCCACTGACTGACGTAGCTAAAGCAATTTTAGGTCCGTCTCCGGTGGCTCCGGTATGTGCGTGTCCTGAAGACGAAGCGAAGGCCGAAACAATTTGGTTAAACTCTGCGTTAAGTGGAGGTGCAGTAATAGCTGCGCCGTTAACTATAGTCGCAGCACTCTGACGTACATAACCTGCCATATTTTATCGTCTCCCTGCGACTGAATATTCAAAGACCATACCTTGAATAGAGTATGGTTCTGTTTGACCTATAGTAACAAAAGACGCCTGAACAGAAAATCCAGACCCTTGTACATCTGAGGTCATAACTGGTTTATCATTACCACCGTATATAATATCAGTAGCATTATAAGTTATATTTCTACCTGCATATACTGTAGGCGCACCAGAAGAAGTTTGGGTGTAGGTACTAGGACCAAGTACTTTACTATCTCCCCAATCGTAGGTTACTGATAATAACATTTCTAACGGACCTTCAGCCCGAATAAAAGTGTTTAATTTTTTAAGCTGCTTACGTTGTTCTGTTTCACCAAAGTCTAGGTAAGGAGTAGAATATATAGCTAATATGTCTTCTCCATTAAAAGTCTTGCCTTGTTCTTGTTGATAGACATTACCGTCATGGTCACCGTGTAACACTACTTCTTCTGTACCTATATAGTCAGACGTACAGCATGAGGCTCTTATTCCAAGTAGTTCTCCAAAGCTCCAATCTATAGTACCTCCGGTAGAAGTTAATCCTCCTACAATACCTGTGCTGTCTTCTGTATTAGTTGCAGAGGGTCCAAAAAAGTATCGTACTTGAGACTTAGAACGTATAACAACTCCGTTAAGAGTTTTCATATCATTATTTTTTATAACGTCTACTAGAGTAGCCTGTATAGATTTACTTAAGGTCTCCAGTTCTACGTCACCTATCCTAGAAGTTGAAGCAACCGGACGAAATCCGTCAGGCGCTAAGAACATTAGGTCACCGCCAATTTCTAACACACTATCACGCGCCACACAACCTACGTTGTTAGTAACATTATCTATTACAAAAGCGCCTGAAGCATTGACTGTTATTTTCTTAATGCCATTAGAGCCAAACACATATAAGTTATCTCTAAAGGGTTTAATCTGGGTTACTTCAAAACCCCCTACTATCTGACCGCCCCCTGCTGAAGCATCCCACTCATAAGGAGTATTAGGTGCGCTATGGGCTATAGCTCCGTTAGTAGCTTGGTGTCCAGAAAAGAATAAATGATTTTCAAATACATCTACAACAGCAGGAGCATTCAGTACTTGATCTCCACCGCCTGTACTAGCGCCGTTGTTATGAGAAGTTCCAGCGGTATATCCACCCGCATTTGTAGATTTTAATTCTTCCCAGTGAGAGCCGTTATACACAATGGCTGGATTAACTCCATCTACAAAGCATATAGTGTTACCTGCACCAAAATTAAATTGGGCATGTCTTAGCTTTGTAACCGTAAGACCATTAGCAGTCATAGGACGTGTTACACTGTGATCTAGTGTAAATTTTCTCCAGCCAATTCCTGAAGTAAAGTAATAAAAACTATAGTTTCCACCGCTGCCTATATCTTTTCGTGCAGCTATAATAGTAGTGGAGCCATCGCTATCATCTTTGTAGATGGCTATTCCTAGTACTGGACCTTGGCCTGTAGAAGTTCCACTTGAATCATAAGCAACAGATACTTCACCGTAAGTACTGTCGTATTTAGAAAAGCCTTCAATACGTCTGTAGCCACCGAATAACGATGGCTCAAAGTTAACTAATCTAGTAGCAGCACCGGGAAAGTTCTCAGATAAATCAAGATGATTTTCGTTAGAGTTAAGTCCACCAGAACAAATTAGTTTGTACGAGGCTATTTGGTCGGGCATTATCTAGAAATCCTAGTGTCTCGTATATACTCGTAGTTGTTTATATACAAACTCTGAAGGTTTTTAATTCCCTGTAAATAAATTTCATAGGAAGACTGTGCTGCTTCCAAGTTATCCTTAAACATATACATATGATATAATGCGCCGTCTATAAGTATGCTGTCATACGACTCAGGTATTCTAGTCACATCATCAAAGTTTACTATATCTGAGTAGTTAAGAAAGTATTTAAAAGTTACGGAGTATGCTTTGTTAGGAGAGGGCGTTACACCAAAACCATTCCCATGAGCATTAAAAATATGGGTAGGTATAGTACGTCCTGCACTTCCTGCAGAAAAATCCGTGTCGCGGTGGTCTTGATACCATTCATCGCGGTCCATGTATTCTAGTATTCTATAGCTTGATCCTAAGGTAGCATTCTCTACTATTTGAAAGCTATTGAAGTCGGCTATTTTATAAAAAGTAGGCCAACTATATTCTGAAGTACCTGCAGTTAATACTTGTGTATGACTAGCTGCATTAAAAGGCCATCCAAATTCTGCTTGATTGATCTGAGCAACAGCAGATTTAATAGCATCTTTAACAAGGGCATGTACGCCTCGCACTGAAGCAAAGTCAGCATCAGCTATCTCAACTTCATTTAAACGTCTTAAGACTTGATTGCAGAGTGAGATATAAGTAGTAGGCATGACATTCCTTTAGAGGAGGGTTAGGGGCCAGCTATTAAGCCAGCCCCTTACTTATTAGGCTAGATAGTCACGATCTACCTCATCTGGAGTTTCTACGCCAGTGTCATTTACATCCATAAGGATTGCAAATACACGTACTTTCCCCGTGGTGAGGGCAGTACCTGATTGCGTAGCTAACTTAATGTCGATAGTGTCAGCAGCAACAGCTAGAAGCGGTTGATAAGCAGCAGCGTTCTGAGCATATGTGCCAGCCGCTGTGCCATCGTCAGCATCAAAGCCATCGACAAAACAATCAACGTCAACGCCTGTACCTAAATCAAGAG